AGAAACGTATGAGGACTCTTAAAGAAATTAGGTCTCTTTACGAATTAGCTAAAGACGAAAAGAAAAAAGACGAGACCACAACACCAGGTTTACAAATAAAGTCAGCTGACGAAAAGCGTTTTGCTGATAAGCATGTTATCAAAAAGATTGCTGACCGGAATGGTAACGGTGACGACGTTTTCAATGCTACAAATGTTAAGGGCGTAGATCGTCAGCCAAAGCACGGCTACAATCCGGGTGAAGATGAAAAAGTTTATGAAGCAATCGATCCCGATAAGCAAGCAAAAAAATCTATTGACGATATATTAAAGAAGCATGAAGAGCCACCCGGTGAACCTGGCGAAAAAAGCGTACCGTTTGAAGGTCCTTATACAAAAGCTCCTGAAAAGCAAGCTGGTCAAAAATCAGATCCTATGCAATCAAGAGCTCGCCACTTAGCTAGACAAGCAATCGTTGCTAAAGAAGAAGCTGCAACTCAAAAAGAAGAAACAGAACAAACAGACGAAGGTTACGTAAGTCTAGCTCAGCAAAAAGCAGTATGGGCCACTCGTAAAGATGGCGGTAAGGGTCATCCTGACAACAAAAAGAAAATGAAGAAAGAAGAAGTTGAGCTTGACGAGGTGTTAAAGCCTTCAATGGGTGTTAAAGCTTATATAGATGATTTTATAAAGTCAGATGATCCCAGATTCAAAGGAGCATCAAAGAAAGAAAGAATGAAAAGAGCTTTAGCTGCTTTCTATGCAGCAAAGAGGGGTGACTAATGTCTATAATGATTAATAGGCCGGGAACATCGGCAGTAATACACATCACTGCAAACGCTACAATTAATGCGGTTGGAAATACCACTAATTCTACCATAGCCACTGGTGCTGAAGTTTTAACTGGTGCCGCAATTACTCAAGTATTCTGGGGTGCGTCTGGTGGTGGTTACTGGACAATTTCAAGAGACACAACTTTACTTCTAACGTTAACAGATAGTGGTACTATGGATTTTGCCGGTTCAGGTTGTTCTTTGATTGCCAATTCAGACATGGCTATAGAAGCTAAGCTCGTTGGAACCGGAAATGGTCATCTAATCATCGAAGTACAGAAGATCCCGATGAGCACAGGTTACACAAGCTAAGGAACTACCATGAAACTCATATGCGAACAAGTAGAAAACGTAAGATATATTGTAGAAAATAAAGAATCTGGAAAAAATTATTTTATTGAAGGCATTTTCATGCAGGCCGATATTCAGAATAGAAACGGCCGCGTATATCCCGGTGAAATTCTTGAAAAAGAATGTTCACGTTACATGAAAGAAGCTGTTGAGCAAAAACGTGCTTACGGCGAGTTGGGCCATCCAAATGGTCCTTCCATAAATCTAGATCGTGTTTCTCATCTAATTACAAACCTTCATCAAGACGGATCTAATTTTTACGGTAGAGCCAATATTTTAGAAACACCCATGGGTAATATTGTAAAAGGTCTCATGGACGGTGGTGGTTCATTAGGAGTTTCTACTCGCGGTATGGGTTCTCTTGAAGAAGATAAATCAAGAGGTTGTATGGTCGTTAAAGATGATTTTCGTTTAGCAACCGCTGCAGATATAGTTGCGGATCCATCTGCTCCAGATGCATTCGTAAGAGGCATCATGGAAGGGGTCGAATGGGTATGGGATAATGGACTCCTTAAAGCACAAAAAGTTGAAGAGCTTCATGAATCTATCAAAAAAGCTCCGAGTAAAAGATTAACTGAAACAAAGATAAATGCGTTTAAATCATTTATCAACGAACTAGTTAAATTATAACTTTTAATAAATAAATAAGAAATAATTAAAGGAGTCGCTTAAAATGAGACTAAGAGAAGCAATTAAAAATGTTTTAACCGAATCAGAAGATCAAACAGCAGAAATTCTTGATGAAAAAGTTTCTGTTGGTGGTGGTGCTACAGGTTCTTCTGAAGTTGCAGAACCTACAGGAGTTCGTGCTAAAGCTCCTGGTAACAGCAAGACACAAGGTGATCCAATGCAGAAGATTGAAGATCCTAACAACACTGGCGTAGAAGATACTGATCCAGAAAATAATACTCAAGCCGCTGGCAATGCAGCCGCTAATGCTGCTACCATCCAAGCAAAAATGGGTGAACACTTTGATGCTATGTTTGATGGCGAAGACCTTTCAGAGCAATTTAAAGAAAAGGCTTCAACGATTTTTGAAATGGCAGTTAACTATCGCATCGGCGAAATAACAGAACAACTCGAAGAACTATATGCTGATAAGCTCAATGAGAAAGTTGAAGAGATTGAAGAGAGCTACGCTCAGCAGCTACAAGATCTAACTGGTAAGATTGACCAGTACCTAAATTACGTAGTTGAAGAGTGGCTAAAAGAAAATGAAGTTGCTGTTGAAACTTCATTACGCTCAGAAATCACAGAAGACTTTATTCATGGTCTAAAGAATTTGTTTGCTGAACACTACATTGAAGTTCCTGAAGAAAAAGTCAATGTTGTTGAAGAGCTTGCTCTAAGAGTAGAAGAGCTCGAAGCAAAACTCAATGAAGCAGTCAATGAAAACATTGAGCTAAGAGATTCCCTCAACGAGATGTCAACCGAAGAAATTTTCAATGAAGTTTCTGAAGGACTAACTCTTTCTCAAGTAGAAAAGTTTAAGAAGCTCGCTGAAGGTGTTGATTTCGATGAGGTTGAGAGCTTCAAAAAGAAGCTTCTCATCGTCAAAGAAAATTATTTTCCATCAAACGATGTAAAGAAGACTTCCAATCTTCTTGAAGAATCATTTGATGGTGAAGAGCCTGCAGCAGTAGCATCCAGCGAGATGTCTAAGTATGTCAGAGCCATTTCGAGAACAACAATTCGTTAAAAACCAATTCGTTATAAATAAGTAAAACAGTTAAGCTTTATTGCTAAGAAAAGGGAGAAAACCAAATGATTCTAACTGAAGAAGCTCAAAGAAAGTGGCAGCCTGTACTAGAGCACGCTGATCTACCAAAGATCGTCGACGCTCATCGCCGTGCTGTTACTGCAGTAATTCTAGAAAACACAGAAAACGCACTTCGCGAAGCTGGATCTCAGCTCGGCGGCCAACGTCTACTTGGTGAAGCTGCTCCTACAAATGCTATGGGCGTTAATGACAGCTCTGGCAACGTTGATACCTTCGATCCAGTTCTAATCAGCTTGGTTCGTCGCTCAATGCCTAACCTCATTGCATATGATATCTGCGGTGTTCAGCCAATGACTGGCCCAACAGGTCTAATCTTTGCAATGCGTGCACGTTACAGCGCACAGGATGGCGTAGAAGCTCTTTACAACGAAGCCAATACAGTCTTTTCCTCTAAGAGTGGTCAAACGGGTATCGGCAATACATCCGTTGGTTCAGTTCCTTCTGCTAACAGCAACGTAACCAATAACCTCTATAATACAGGTGCTGGTCTACCTCTTGCAAATGCTGAAGCTCTAGGCACAACAAGCAATCCTGCTTTTGCTGAAATGGCTTTCAGTATTGAGAAAGTAACAGTAACTGCTCGTAGCCGCGCACTAAAGGCTGAATACACGATGGAACTTGCTCAGGATCTAAAGGCAATCCATGGCCTAGACGCTGAGACAGAGCTCTCCAACATTCTATCAGCTGAAATTCTTGCTGAAATTAACCGCGAAGTAATTCGTACAGTTAATATCACAGCAGTTCGTGGTGCCAATACTGGTAGCGTAACAACAGCCGGTGTATTCGACCTTGACACAGACTCCAACGGCCGCTGGTCAGTTGAAAAGTTCAAGGGCCTAATGTTCCAGGTTGAGCGCGAAGCCAATCAGATCGCAAAAGATACTCGTAGGGGGAAAGGCAATATCATAATCTGCTCCTCTGACGTAGCTTCTGCTCTTCAGATGGCCGGTGTTCTTGATTACGCCCCAGCTCTTAACAGCAACAACCTCAATGTTGACGACACAGGTAACACCTTCGCTGGTGTACTAAACGGTCGTATCCGTGTATACATTGACCCCTACACCACTGGCAACTACATGACAGTTGGTTACAAGGGCGCCAATGCATTTGACGCAGGTCTCTTCTATTGCCCATACGTTCCTCTCCAGATGGTTCGTGCAGTAGATCAGAACAGCTTCCAGCCCAAGATTGGATTCAAGACCCGCTACGGCATGGTCGCTAATCCTTTTGCTGAAGGTGGTGCTGCAGCTTCTAATGCAAGCGGTGTAGGCCTAGGTGCTCTTACACAAGACACCAACATCTACTATCGTAGAGTGCTAGTTAACAACCTAATGTAATATTAGTGTTGACTGATAGTAAAGGGGCTTCGGCCCCTTTACTTTTTATAAAAAGAAAACTATAAAATTAGGAGAACGCAATGTTCTCCTTTCTTTTAATATAAATATCCTTAAACAAAGGATTATGTATGGCTGATATTAGAAGTCAACCCACGAATAAGAATTTCTTATCGCCTTTAGGTTACAAGTTTTCTATAAAGAAAACACCTACAATGAATTGGTTTATTCAGTCTGTAGTTCTTCCTTCTATTCAATTGAATAGAACTACAATGCCAACACCCTTTATTCAATTGCCTATACCTGGAGATCATCTTGAATTTGGTGATCTTCAAATTACATTCCGTGTTGATGAAGATATGAACAATTATTTGGAGTTGTATAACTGGATGAAGGGTATGGGTTTTCCAGACAATTACAGTCAATATAAAAACATTGCTCCTCAGTCGCGTGGACCATTGAGCGGTAACGCAGACACATTAACTGGTGATTCTATATACTCCGATGCTACGTTACTGATTCTTTCATCTCAAATGAATCCTATAACAGAAATCACTTTTGTAGATGTATTTCCTGTGAATTTATCTCCGTTGACATTCAACTCCCAGTATACAGATGTTCAATATGTTGAATCTACTGTGACTTTTACACATAGAAAGTTTGATATTAAGCAGTTATAAACTGGTGTACTTATTTTTTAAATACTAGTATAATCTAGTATACTGGTCTTTAATATATTATAGTTGATAATAATCATGAAATTAGAAGATATTCAAACGATGTGGGAACAAGATTGTCAGATAGATAGAACGGAGTTAGGAGAAGAATCTCTTAAGATATCTCAATTACACTCTAAGTACTTCAAGTTATTCTCAGCTGAAAGACTCTCTTATAAGAAGATGGAAAAGGAGTTCAAAGAACTAGCGAGAATCAAGTTTGAGTACTACAACGGTATCTTATCTCAAGAAGAACTTAAAAGTTATGGATGGGATCCTTTCAGCTTAAAAGTATTGAAATCTGATCTTCATATATACTTAGATAGTGATAGAGACATTGCTGATGCTAGGTTGAAGATGGATTTTCAGAAAGAAAAGATTGATCTTGTTGAAAATATCATAAAGAGTTTAAATTCAAGAGGATATCAAATAAAGTCTGCGATAGACTGGGAAAAGTTTAAAATTGGAGCATAATGGATCTAATAAGCATTGAAAAGGTTAACGAGGTACATAATAAGATTAGGTGTGAACCGTCTATAGCTAAAGAGATAGACTCTTACTTCACATTCAAAGTACCCGGCTATCAGTTTATGCCCGAGTATAGATCCGGGTTCTGGAATGGCGAGATACACCTGTTCAATACTTCTACACGTCTGTTGTATGCTGGGTTGATGGATTACGTTGAAAAGTTTGCTCAAGAACGTGAGTATGAAGTAGAATACTTATATGATAACAGTAACTTTGAGATGTCTTTACATGAAGCAAAGGAGTACATAGATACTCTTGGTCTTAAGCTTGAGCCAAGAGATTACCAAGTAGAAGCTTTTGCTCACGCCGTACGTAACCACCGCACGCTTCTTTTATCTCCCACTGCTTCAGGCAAATCGCTGATCATCTACCTCTTAATAAGATGGTATAGGTTTACCAAGAGTAAGATCTTACTCATCGTCCCCACCACTTCTCTCGTTCACCAGATGTTCACTGACTTCGAATCATATGGATTTGATTCCAAGAAGTACTGTCACATCATTCACTCAGGTAAAGAAAAAGACACCGATAAACCTATCGTCATTACAACGTGGCAGTCTGTTTATAAGATGCCTAACCAGTGGTTCTCTAGATACAACGTTGTAATAGGAGATGAAGCGCATCTTTTTAAAGCAAAGTCTTTAACCAACATCTTATCCAAGATGACTCAGTGCAAGTATCGATTTGGTTTTACTGGAACGTTGGATGGTACACAGACACACAAGCTTGTGCTCGAGGGATTGTTTGGATCTGTGAAGCGAGTGACGACGACTAAGGAGCTCATTGACCAGAAGCACCTGTCTGAGTTCAAGATAAAGTGTTTGGTTCTAAGGTATCTCGAAGAAGACTGTAAACTCGTTGCTAAGAAGAAGTATCAAGAAGAGATAGATTTCTTAGTTTCAAATGAAAAAAGAAATAAGTTCATAAAGAATTTAGCTATTTCATTGAAAGGAAATACGCTCCTGCTATTCCAATATATTGAGAAACATGGTACTATACTACATAAGATCATCCAAGATGAGATTGGAAAAGAAAGAAAAGTATACTTTGTTCACGGCGGAGTGGAAGCAGAAGATCGCGAAAACATAAGGATGTTGGTTGAGATGGAGAATGATTCAGTAATCATAGCATCGTACGGAACGTTCTCAACAGGCGTCAATATAAAGAACTTACACAACATCATATTCGCTTCTCCCTCAAAGTCTAGGATAAGGAATCTTCAATCAATAGGAAGAGGATTGAGGCTTGGTGAAAACAAAGAGGGTTGTGTGTTGTTCGACATAGCAGACGATCTTACACATGGTTCTAAGAAAAACTATAGTCTTCAACACTTTATCGAACGAGTTAAGATCTACAACGATGAAAGGTTTGAGTATAAAATGTATCCGGTAAAACTAACATGAGTAACTACGTAGTATTAAAGCTGGTAAGCGGACAAGACGTCATTGGTAAAAAAATCGCGTCTGATGCAACTGCTGACGACATGGTGATTACGTTGGAAAATCCTTTAACGATGTTGACTACAACTATCGACAATGGCGCAACCATCGTCTTCTTAAGATCTTTTGCTTTGCTCTCGAAAAGCAAACGGGTTCCAATCGCAATCAGTCAAATAGTTTCTCAGTATGAACCACTTAAAGTGATGATTGACTACTACAACATAATGATTGAATACAATAAGAAGTTCATTGAGGAAGATATGATTAAAGGAATGAAAACGGCAAACTTTGCTATCAAACAAGTGATTGATCGAGAAGCTGATTCAATCATGCCTAAAAGCTTATCTGACAAAGATAAAAAGAGTATTGAATACTGGGAATCACTAATGAAATCTGATAGTAAGAAGCACTGATGAAATCATCACACTATGTAGATAATAAAAAGCTTTTAGTTGAACTTACTATTCATAGAGAAGCAGTTAAGCAAGCAAAACTAAATCACAAGAAGAAGCCAAGACTATCAAACTATGTTGGTGAGTGTATTCTTCTTATAGCTAATAGACTATCAAATCGTCCAAACTTTATCAACTATCCATTTAAAGAAGAGATGATAGGTGACGGGGTTGAAAATTGTTTGATGTACATCGATAACTTTGATCCTGAAAAATCAAGCAATCCGTTTGCGTACATAACGCAGATAATTTACTTTGCGTTTATTAGAAGAATTACTCGAGAAAAGAAACACCTTTACACCAAGCACAAGATGATAGAGAGGTCAATGATTCACAATGAACTCGCTACACAAAGTGAGCATAATGAAAAAGTTGATCAAACATTCTTTGAAAATGAACATATGAACGACTTTGTTCGTTCTTTTGAAGAAGCTAACTTTAAAAAGAAAAAGAAGAAAGCTGTTGGAATTGAGAAGTTCATTGAAGAAGATATTCATACTTTGGAAGAAGAAATATTGAATGACACAGATAGCACTGATAACTGATACTCATTGGGGTTGTCGTAACGATAGTCCTATATTTGCAAAACACATTTCTAAATTTTATGAACAAGTGTTTTTTCCTTATTTAGAAGAGAATAATATAAACTTCATCATCCATCTTGGAGATATAGTTGATAGACGAAAGTACATCAACTTTGTGACAGCAAGTAATCTTAAAAAAGACTTCATTGAACCAATTCGCCAAAAGAACAAGTTCTTGTATGCTCTGATAGGAAATCATGATACCTTTTATAAGAATACTAATGAAGTTAATTCTATGGACGTATTGTATGGTGATAGAGCAGGATTCACATACATCTCCGAACCTATGGAAATCGACATTGGTTGTAAGATACTTATGATGCCTTGGATTTGTACTGAAAACTATCAACAGTGTATGGATATGATTCAAAAGACTGATGCTCAAGTACTTTTTGGTCACCTTGAGCTTAAAGGTTTTGAAATGTACAAGGGTCAACCAAATGATCATGGGTTTGAAACAAGTATCTTTGATAAATTTGATGTAGTCTGCTCAGGACACTTCCATCATAAATCAAGCAGAGGAAACATACATTACTTGGGTGCACCGTATGAGATGACGTGGTCAGACTACGATGATCCTCGAGGTTTTCATGTTTTTGATACAGACACACGCCAATTGACTTTTGTAGATAATCCAAATAAGATCTTCCATAAGATTCATTACAACGATACGAACATGGCAATGGAAGATGTACTGATGAATGATTTTATTGCGTTTAAAGATTGTGTGATAAAAGTTATAGTGAAGAATAAATCTAATCCTCACATGTTTGATGTGTTCATAGATAAACTAGAAAAAGCAGGAGTGGCTGATCTTCAAGTCGTAGAAGATCACTTGAACTTAAATTTGGAAATCGATGAAGATATTCTTAAAGATGCAGAAGATACATTAACCCTACTAACAAAATATGCATCACAAGTTAGTAAAGATAAATCCAAACAATTAAGTAAATTCTTACATGAATTATACAGTGAAGCGTTGATGTTGGAGTAATATGTCTATAACATTTTCAAAACTCAAATGGAAGAATTTCTTAAGTACAGGTAATATATTCACCGAAATCAATCTTAAGAAAAACAGTACAACTTTAATCGTTGGAGAAAATGGATCAGGCAAGTCAACTATGCTTGATGCATTGTCATTTGCGTTGTACGGAAAGCCTTTCCGAAAAATTAACAAACCACAACTCATGAATACCATAAACAACAAAAATATGGTAGTAGAAGTCGAGTTTGAATCTGGTAAAAAACAATATAAAATTATTCGAGGAATGAAGCCAAGCGTTTTTGAAATCTATCAAGATAACGTGATGATAAATCAAAATGCTGAGATGAAAGAGTACCAAGAGACTCTCGAAAAGCATATTCTTAAATTGAATCATAAGTCTTTTTCACAGATAGTAATCTTAGGATCTGCTTCGTTCACACCTTTCATGCAATTGCCAGCTGCTCATAGGCGAGAAGTTATTGAGGATCTTCTTGATATTCAAATCTTTTCCACGATGAACACCTTACTAAAAGGAAAGATGCAACAGACTAAGGAAGAATTAACTTTAATGGATATGCAAATTGCTTTGTCTGAACAAAAGATGGACATGCATAAACTAAACATTCAGAATCTAAAGAATAATAATGAAGAGCTAATTGTTTCTTATAGTGAAAAGATTGAAATTGAACAAGAGAACTATCAGAAGCTTTCAGATCAACATCAAGAACTAAGCGATAAAACTAATGAACTGATTGAAACTATATCTGATAAAGATAAAAATAGTTCAAGACTTAGAAAAATTCAACAGTTAAACGATAATCTTCTAGACAAGAAGATAAAGATAGCTAAAGACATATCTTTCTACCACGATAATGATAACTGCCCAACTTGTAAACAAAACTTACACGTTGATTTTAAGACGAATAAAATCGATGAAAAAAATTCACAAGTTACTGAGATCGATGAAGCTCTACTGAAACTTGAAGAAGAAAGAAAGTCTGCTTTAGTACGAGAAACTGAAATAAATCAAATTCAAGATCAAATTAACTTAATTTCAAGACAAGTATTAGACATATATCAAAAGATGAATATATGTAAAGCCACTATACAATCACTAGAAACCAATATTATTCAAATTAAAAATCAATCTAAGAAGATTGAAGAAGATGCTAGCGTTTTAGAGCATCTTAATGACGAGATAAGTGCAAAAATACAGCAAAAGAACGAAATGGCAGAAAAAAGGAATTTACAAGAGATTGCTGCAACTATTTTAAAAGATAATGGTATTAAAACAAAGATAATAAAGCAATATATACCTATCATGAATAAGCTGATAAATAAATATCTAGCAAGCATGGATTTTTTTGTAAACTTTGAGCTTAATGAAAATTTTGAAGAAAAGATTAAATCAAGATATAGGGATGAATTTAGCTATGAATCTTTTTCAGAAGGCGAGAAACTCAGGATTGACTTGGCTTTGCTTTTTACATGGAGAGCTATTGCTAAACTACGTAACAGCGCTAGCACTAACCTTCTTATCATGGACGAGATATTTGACTCATCACTAGATAACTCCGGCACAGAAGAATTCTTAAAAATACTTCAAACGTTTTCCAGTGACACCAACATATTTGTTATATCACACAAAGGTGATTCTTTATATGATAAATTTCATTCAGTAATCAAATTTGAAAAGAAAAAGAATTTTAGCAAGATAGCAGCATGATATTGAAATATAATTTGTTTAATATTGGTGGCACCATCATAAAAGACGATGAATATTGTTTAGTTCGCGAAAATAGACAATTAGGAAATATCTTGATATCTTCTTATCTTTTGTATAAAGATAAAACCACCAAGCATCTTAAATACTCTAACATGGATTGCTTGTATCTTTTTATTGATGGAACTGGTGTATTTGAAATAGAAAAAGAGTTATTATCTATAAAACGTAATGACATAATTTTGATTCCGCAGAACAAATATCACAAAATCATCAACGATGGTGATATTCATATGAAATTTTTAGCATTAAAGGAAAAAATGTAAATGACAGATGAAATAGTTTATGAGCCTTATTCTTTAGTAGAAAGCAATCATCCTCTACTTCATACTAAAATTGAACCATTCGATTTTTCCAATCCTCCTGTAGATCCAATTCATCTATCGAATCGTCTGATTGTTACGATGAATAACAACAACGGGTTAGGCCTATCTGCTAATCAGTGTGGATTGCCGTACAGGGTATTTGTGATGAGATCAGAACCAACAAGAGTTTGCTTTAACCCAAAGCTTTTAGCATCATCTGATGATACCGTAGCACTTCAAGAAGGGTGTTTATCTTATCCATTTTTATTTGTGAAAATCAAGAGACCAAGCATCATTCGTGTTAGATACACAGATTCGTTTGGTGAAACTCATACCGAAAGATTTATTGGGATGACTGCTCGCTGTTTTTTACACGAATATGATCACTTAGAAGGTGTGAATTATTTGACTAGAGCAAATCCAGTTTTAGTTGAAAGAGGGAAAAGATCACAACTAAAAATTCAAAGGAGACTGAAAGCAGCTCCTAAAATGGAGGCAGTATGAAACCATATATCTTAAAAAACGAAGAAGGAGAACAATTTGCAGAAGGATTGATTCTAACTGATGGAAGATGTTTTATTTCATTTCTAAGAGCAGACTATACTTTCGTATATAATAACATACAAGAAATGTTGGTTATGCATAGCAATGATGGAAACAACGTGATTGAATACCCATATAATCAATAATAACTTTAAATAGGAGAAATATATGAAGAAGATTATTTTTGCAATCGCTTGTGCTTTTGCCCTAACAGCCCATGCAGATAATGATTTTGAGTTCGTTGAAAATAACGTAACTCTCGAACATGGACCATTGGCTTATACTTTCCGTTCTTATTTCCGTGAAGATTATGATCATCACGAAATGAAGTATGCATT